ATCCTACCTATTTTAGATATAGAATTTTTCTTAATTATTTCTACAAATGCCTCAACTATTAAGAGAGTTGTTTCTGTAGCAGCTCCACCAGGAGGCGCAATACCAGAAAGACCATCTACTATTTGCTGAAGACCTAGTAGTGTTTTCATTTGATATGGGAAATTATTTCCTTGATTTCCTGTATCCTTTAAGTTTCCTATTGACATTGTTTTTATTTTTTAATTAAACTGTTGTAAATGATGTATCAACTGGAATAAGACCAGCACCAATAACCGCATCAACTTTATCTGTAAACGCTCCTGGGTAATATGCATTATAAGCATAAAAAAAAGCTGTTCCTAAAATACCATGTACAGCACGTGAATTAATATTAGTAGAACTTACTTGAAATAAAGATTGTCCAACATTAGCTACACTTCCTATATCATGTAACCAAATACCATAACAAGCAGTTGAACCAAATAAATTAGAAATACTAGATTGTGTTACAGATAAAATACCTGTACCATAAACTTCTAAGCAAGCTTCATTTTTTGCATTTAATTGAGATTGTACAAATGCTAATGTAGCTCCTGTTTGTACAACAGCTACTTTTGTTGCACCAGATGTATCTACAAATGTAAAATCAGCAGATCCTTGTACTATATTAAAACAATATATATTACCAGATCCAGTATGACTTATTTTAATTTGTGTACCATAACATCTAGATTTAAAACCATCAGATATTCTTACTCCTGTATTATTACATAAAATTCCTGTACCTGTACCACCTACTTGTACCCAAATATTTTCTAAAGAAAGTCTTTGAGCATTTGATCCTGTAAATACTATACCATTATTACTTCCATTAGGTAATACTGTAATACCTTGAATAGAAAAATGATTATTATCTAAAGCACTTGCCGATGTATCATCACCATTTACAGTAATGGTACCTATTAAATAAATAGGATTAGCTATACTTCCATTCTCACCTACTAAAAATATATGACCTTTTGTTAAAGTTACATCTTCAGTAACAGATCCTTGTAATCTAATAAAAGCTGGATTAAGCTCAGTAGCTATAACAACACCTTCAGCAATTAAATTATTAATTGCAGTTTGTGCTGCACTAATAGTTTTAAATGGAGTAATTATACTACCATTAGCTACATAACTATCAGTTCTGTTAGGATCTACAAAAAATTGATTTGTTGGTTCATATAAAATATTGTTTGCAAAATCTTCTACAGTCATTGCAACAGCTAAATAACCATCATCTCTTTTAGAATCATTAATTGCTATAGGTAATAAAACTTTAGAAGAATTAAAAGTTTTTACAACTCTACCTTCTTTAATCCAACTTATAAAATTTAAGATATCCATAATTATTATTTAGACTATAATATTAATATACTTAAAAAAATCCACAAAAACAAAAAACCCTAGAAGTTAATCTAGGGTTTAAGAATTTACTGAAGGAATTACTCAGTTACTAATTCCGGAATAGAAGCTTTTACTTCCTCTAAGTTGTGAATTGTATTCAATGCTACTAACACTTTGTTAGCATCTGCTAATGAAAACACACCTTTTAAGTTAGCTGCGTTTAATGCTTGCTCTAATACCTGTACTGCTTCAATTGGATTCATGGTTTAAATTTTTTAGGTTTATATTTTTTTGTAAATATAATAAATTTAAACTTACTTGATAGCTTCTAACTCAGTTTTTTGTGCTGGAGTTAATGCAGTTGCAAACCATTCTTTACCTAACATAATAGCAATGTGATCCACATTACGTGTTACAGTTGCTGTTTCTTCTTCAGTTAATGTTCTTTTTCTTTTTAATTCTGCAATTAAGTTTACACTATCATAAGCTGCTAATACAGACTTTGCTGCTTGTTCAGCTGTTACTTCTTCTTTAAATTGTTCTACTGACATTTTATTTTGATTTTAAATTAATTACTAAGCTAGTAAAATTTTTCTTGATACACCATTAATTATAACAGTCCATGTTCTTGTTGATGCTACAGTTTCAGTTGTTATAGCTCCAGCATTATATGTTGTAGAACCTACTACAAATTGGTTATTTGCTGTAGCTTGAGCATTAGCTCCTAGTATAACACTTCCTGAAAAATTTTGAGAATCTGCATTATCACCTATTGCCACATTATAAGTACCTGTTTGACAAAATGCCATTGAAAATCGGCCAATACCAACATTATTAGAACCTGTAGTTAATCTGTAAAATGAATCATTTCCTATAGCAATATTGTTACTTGCTGCTGAAAAACCAGGTTGTAAGGCACTATTTCCAATTGCTATATTTCCAGATCCTTCATTAAACTGAGCTGCAGAAGAACCAATTGCCGTATTACCATTACCAGTACCACGTTCTAATGCTTGATAACCCATTGCTGTATTATTAGAACTAACTGTACTATCACGCATTACACCAACACCTATTACAGTATTACTACTACCTGTTGTATTATTACCTAATGTATCAAATCCAATTCCAACATTTGATTGTCCAGTTGTATTATATCTTAATGCCCTAGCTCCAACTCCTGTATTTTGATCTCCTACAGTTCTTTGTAAAGCATACGAACCAATTCCAGTATTAAAACTACCTGATACATTATTATCTAATGCATTAGAACCTATTGCTGTATTATTAGTACCAGTAGCATTATTAAATAATGCAGCATAACCATACGCTGTATTTAAAACACCTGAAGAATTAGCAGCAAGTGCTAAATCACCAAAAGATGTGTTTGTAGTATAATTACCAGAACCATTATTCCAGAATGTTTTAGTAGCTTCATCATATTCAATAAAACTAGGAAGTCCTGGAGGTACTGGTACTGCAGCTAAGAGATTAGCAACAGTAATACCTAATACATTACCTTGTAAACTGCTACCTATTGATAAAGGTAACACAGCTTCATCAGGAGCTGTTGTTATTATATTATTGGATGTCAATGGATATCCAAAATTTATTTGTCCTTTAAAACTCATGTCTATATATTTTTAAAAAATTGATACCCAAGATGAACCATCATATACTTTAGCTTTGTTATCAGTTGTATCAAAATACATTTGACCTTTTAAAGGTGTACCTACTACAGCATTAACAGCCGCATCATTTGCATAGTTAGGAAATCTTGGTATTGTAGGTAAAAGGTCTGATCTTTTAACAGCAACTGTCAAATACTTATCATCTCTGTTTGGATCAGGTTCACCTACTGCAATTAAGGCATTATCACTTACTGCTGTAACTACTCTATTTTGTTTAGTCCAACTAAACCAATTTAATATGTCCATAATTTTTTTATTTTTAATATAAATACTATTAATAATATACAAAAAATTTTTTACAAAAAAAAGCCCTAGTAAAAACCAGGGCTCTTTTATATAAATAAAAAATTTAACTTAACATTATTACAGTTAGAATCCCCATAATAAATGATATTGTACACATAATGATTATTGTCAAATTAGCTTTATTAACTTTCTCAGCATCTTCTTGCCACATATTATAAACTTTATTATATGTAGGAAGGCGCAAGAAATTATGTAATGCGTACAAAACATACAAAGCAATCATTCCAATAATTAAATATACAACAATCATAAACTATCAATTCTTCGTTGCAAATATACTAAAGCTTTTTGTAAATCCTCTTTTTCTTTTGCAGAATTTTTTTTACCAGCTCTTGCAACATACTTAATAACATTACCTAAATAGAAATCTTTATCAAGATTCCAAGCTTCTAATACTTTAAATACTTCATACGTACTATCAGCTCCACCGTAATGCTCAGGTCTTAATGCATCTGGTTGTGGAGTAGGAGAAGTAATGTTAGTCCATTTAGGCATATTATCCAATATGTTTTTATTGTACTCTTGTGGATCAAGCCATTTAGGTTCTTGTGTAGCAGATACATTATCTTTTCTCAAACTTTTCATAATTGATTTGTTATAATGTTCATAACGCAATTCATTCATCTTAGTATACTATTGCAATATCAAACTCTTTTACTAACAATTTAATCTGACCATCTAGATCAATTTTCTCAGCTCCTTCTAAAGCAAATGTTTGTACATACACTTTGTCCCCAGCTTTTACTTTTTCTACTTCATCTCCTACAGAGTGAATTTCTAACTGTGTCCATTTTTTAACTGCTTCTCTTTCGCGCTCTGCTTCTTGCATAGGGCTTAACTCAATTACTGCTTTCTCAATAACTGGTACGTTAATCAAGATTCTTTTTCCTAATAGTCTCATCTTTTTTTTATTTAAACGTGATTACTTTTACTACTGCCATCTGGGCACTTATTAATTCACCAACTGCGTGGTCAAATAATAAACTCTTAATTGGATTTCCTGGACCTTCTTGATAAGAATCTTTTAGGATGTTAGCTACTTCAGCAAATAATTCTTTTACTTTAGCTACACCAGCATCATTAGATGGATTGAACTCAATCCCTACTAACTGTTCACCAAATGAAAGCACCTTAGCTTCATTTACTTCAATGATCCCTTCTGGGATTTTTACAACTGTCTCTGCCATTACTTTTTGTTTTTAGTTATTATTAACCATTGAAGCCATCCTTTCAAAGCTTCTAATCTTGATTTGTTACTTGTTTTACTCATATCAATTTACTTTCTGTTTTTTTTACTTTTAAGAAACTATTCTCTAATTGCTCTTCTGTTATTACACTCAAGTAACCTTCAGTATCCTTTACAATATAATCATCAGGATTACATTTCTTAGGGCCTAGATCAGTATGCACATATAATGTCAACTGCTTTGTGTTTGCTGGTATAATAAACTCAGCTTTTCCAGCAGTAAATTCAAACACAGAATCTCTTTCATCATCTATGTATTTTAATACATCAACATATGCAGGCTTAGTCATATATCTTTCAATCATCATGCGTCAAATTTATTGTTCATAAAATTTACGGGAAGTGAGTCTTCTTCTATAGCACCATCCTCATCAAAATCTCTAGCAAGTAAATCAAACTTTACTTTTTCTAATAACCCTACTATAACTGGAATAGTAGATTTATCAACCTTCTGGAGTCTGATTTCAAACTTATCTTCTAAATTAATACTGATTTCTACAAGAACAATTGGTTCCTTTTTTTTACTCTTACTCATACTTAGTCTGTTGGTTGTACAAATATAAAAAACTTTTAGTAATAAAAAACCCAGGAAGTAATTCTTGATCAGAGAAACTTTCCTGGGTGTTGCTAACAGTTATATGACTGACTAAGCGGGGTTCGTCAACCAGACTTAGTGCACATTCACTTTCCTGCGCAGAGAAGACCAGATCTAGTGAGCAGTTCTTACGGTATGCTTACCTGGTACATTGACCTATGGCATCTAGCCACAGGGTGGAGTTGCGCTTTTTCTAGGGCTCGAACCTAGGACCCCCAGATTAACAGTCTAGTGCTCTAACCAACTGAGCTAAAAAAGCGGTTCTGTAAAAAAGCCCTGGGATTTTACACCAGGGCTACACAACATACTAGGATTTGCGGAAACAGCACCTAAACGACAGAGCAAATATATACAACATTTCTTATAGCACCACTATAGATAAAAAAATTTTTTATAAAATTTTCATGATCTGTAAGAACCCCCCCTCATGTTACCAAGTGGTAACTTACCCCATGGTAATATTGCTGACAAAACTTTATTAATTTTTTACTTACGGTATTTGGGGCTTGTATGTGGAATGACTTGTGGTGGTCCCCTAGTAGAGCAACCCCCCGCCCCGCGCTTCAGGCCTCCACCCCCCATGCTTGCTCAACCACATACTTCATATGTGAATTAATTATAACATTTTTTCTAGTGAAAAAATGATCAACCCTACATACATAATAAAATTATTTATTATGGAATCTAAATTCATCTCGACTCAAACTTTCTTGGTGAAAGTTTTGTCTTCAAAGAAATTTGATAAAATGTTTGTTCTCAAACTTGTCAATAGTGACAAGTTCTTACCCAGAACATTTGTATCCAATCTACCTGCAGGTACCAAGTCTGGTGACTTGATGTACCTTGACGGCAGATTGTACACTAATAAAGCTGGCTATGAAGCCATCTATATTAGTTCAGCAAGACCAGCTTAGGCTGGCTTTGCTTTTCTTTTTTCCCTCTCTTCTATCAACCATTAACTTGTATTGATATATTATCAGATATGCCAAGTAGTCACAGCACATTCTGATTATTACAGGCTTTTACAGCAGGTACAGGCTTTCAAAGCAGGACTACCATTGAGGCAATCACAGTGAACATATCATGATTGCAAGAAAAGAACTTTGGCCAAGTTCTTTTTTTTCTTTTCCCTCTTTTTATCAACCCTTAATTTATAATAAAATAAATTTTATTAACAATTAAAAACAAGTATCATGAAAGCAATTTACATGGCTTCACCAAGAAGCAAAAAAGGAAACATTTTCCACATCTACAATGTAGTAGGAACAGTAGCAGAATTAGAGACTTACAAAAATAGTCCTAATTTCAAACAGTATCCTTCAATAGGATTGAATGGAGAAATACAGTTCATCACTAATTACATTGGGATGGAAGATGAAATGAATATGGTTCAAAAGAAAGATGGAAACTTTACATTGGATACAGGTTCATTCAATAAGGACATTGCAAGATTAAATGCAGTGGCAGAAGCATCAGCTGTATTAGCAGATAAGTTTGCAGATAGAATTGCAGACAAGTTATCAGGTAGTGCAACAGCATCTGTAAGAACTAAAAGCTTCAAAACTGTTGAAGAAACAGTAGAAGATAGTACAGACTCATTAGATA